TTATTTAGTTTCTATCATTTCTTTAACCTTACCTCCAGCAAACATATATGGGTTTACATAACCGCTATAGGTCTCAGGTACAAAATCTTCTGGCTGTGCTTTGACTAATTCAGATAAAGCCCACTCGTACGGTATTTGACCCCAAGATGGAACAGCCGAAATAGTGAAGGTATTTACCGATAGCGATTCCTTACCCTCATCTTTTTTCTGTTTGGATACATACGAAGCCATTGTGATAAAAGTACTATTATTCACATAGTCCACTTGTAAGCCTGTTACCACGTGATGATTTGATAATGCACCTGTACGTTGGCATTCTGTTTGTTTTTCGATGAATTTCATAATGTTTTCCTTTTGTATTGATAATAAAAAAGCCCAAGTATTTCTACTTGAGCCATTGAGCTATGCGACTAATGCAACTAAAGAGTTTTGTCCTCCTAGTGCAGTAGCATTATTTGCTGTTACCTTTATAATAACACTTTTACCTGTGATCTGTTTGTAACCCGAGATACTCCCTGATGTAGGCACTTCTAGCATAAAGGATGTTCTAATATTTGTCATCGGTGTTGTTCCTGTCGCAAAGCCAGTAGCTGTGCCAGTAACTCTCCCTGTTGCTCTGCCTCTAGCCGCGCCACTTACTTGCCCAGATAAAGAGCCTGAAGCCGTTCCAGATAGATGGCCTGATGCCATACCTGAAACCTGTCCACTAACATACCCCCCATTGACAAACCCATTTACATTACCAGAAACAGTGCCACTAGCTTGTCCTGAAACCATACCACTAGCTTGACCAGAAACTGAGCCACTGACTTGCCCAGATAAATCGCCCCCGACATCACCAGAAACTGATACTGATACACTTCCCCTAATCTCTGTGGGAGCAATAGTTGCCATAATTGGTATTTCTTTCCTTATTCCTGAAACACTTGATTCAGCTACTTTTATCCCATCGATATATATAGTGACCGTACTTGTTTCACCACTATTTGCGTTAAAACTGATTGATGGAATAACTACAGTACGAGAGGAAATCTCACTTGCTGGTACAGTACCTTCAAAGTTATTCCCTTTTTTAGTTAGAATAACGGCTTTCACAATATCCCCAAGAATAGTGGAGCCACTAATTACACCACCTTCGATACGACTACCTTTAACTGTACCACCACTAACTATCGCACCGGTTACTGTACCGCCACTTACAGCTGTACCTGTGATAGTACCACCGTTAATGGTTGTACCTCTGATATTCGTACCTGATATGTTTCCACCGTTAATATTAGGAGCAGATAATGTCGAGTTAGCTCTAATTTTCTCACCAAGAATTGACCCGTCAGCAATCATATCGCCACGAATGCCAACTAGATCATTTGCTACAGAAAATAATGGTTTAACGTTACCATCATTAGCATTTGCTACAACACCAAACTTATCCGCCATAACAATGACTGAGCTTTCAGCTGTTTTGTTGTCTGATGTTGCACCTAACGCAATCCCAGCAATTGCTGTGCGACCACCGCTAATTACTTGTGTTTTAAGTGTGTGAGTTGCTGATAATTTGCCATTCACATCCGCAACTGCATTGCTCACTTGTGAAATTAAGGCTTTTCCAGCTTCAATCGAACTTTCAATATCCTCGGGAGCAGGTGTCCAGTCTGTAGCGATAGCGCCTTTCTCTAGTTTCAGCTCGGCAAATTCAATATAACTTACATCCGCCTTACCATAACCACCAATAATGATAAATATATCAGGGTAATCCTCGGTTGTCTCAAATGTGAGCTTGCAAGTTTGCCATGTCTCATTACCGACAACATTTGATGTGATAAGCCGTCTGCGCTGATTGCCTCCATAACCAATAAAAGTATTATTAATTGTAGCGTTGGTGCGATACTTAAACGATAGAGTGTATTTACCAGCAAGCAATTTTCCCGATGTAATCGCTGTTTTTCGACCAAACCAACTATCTTGTATACAGTTGATTCGTACTACTGGAGTTTTGAAATCAGTGTTATCTAATACATCTTGAGATGATCTAACAAAATTGATTAAGTTTGTTGCGTTGGATTTTAATAATAAATTTCTTCCACCGACAGCCAACTCGCCAATCGCTGATTGTGTATCTGCCTTCCAAACTGCCTGCAACGAACTTTGTGCAAGGCTCGCCACCTCACTTTTATTCGCTTTGGTTGATTGGAAATTGGTAATATTTGATTCCGCATTTGCAACACGGCTTGTTATGTCTGTGAGCCTCTCTGCATTCGCTTTATCTGCATCAACACGAGCTTTTTTTTCTTCCGTGATTTTGGCGTTGAAATTAGTCTCTGCTTTGGTCAAGTTCACAGATAACTGATTAAGTTGCTGTGCTTGTGCTGAATCGGTAGCCGCTTGAGTTTGTTTATAACTCGTTAAATCAGCCGAAACAGCACTAACCGCACTGTCCACATCTTCCGGTGCTGGTGTCCAATCTGTGGCTACGTTGCCTTTTTCAAGTTTTACGCTGTGAAACTCAACAAACTGCTCTGTGCTGGTTTGCCGAAAACCGATTAAGACATAACCTTGTTGCGTGGTAAAAGGAGCCTTGAACGTGAGTTTGTAATAATTGAACTCTGTTTCAGAGGCAACGTTAATCACTGGTAATCTAACGTTATTCCCATCTTGACGCATTAGATAGAGATAGTCTAATGGTCTATTCCCTCTAGCAAAAAATGATAGAGTATAAGTTTCACCTTGTTGGAAATAAGAGGTGCAATGACGATTAACTGAACAAATACCAACAGGACCGTTAGTACCTGTTGAGGTTACTTTGATAGTTCGGCGATTTGCATTTTCAGCAAATTCAATTTGTGGGCTACCCCATTTATTGTACGCATTGAACTCGCTGTCTCTTAATAAATTCCGACCTCCGATATTAATATTATCAATCTTAGCATTTAAATTCTGACTGACTTCACTAATGCTTTGGGCATTATTTGCTACCGTACGTTGAATAGTTACGATATTGCTTTCAGCTGCTCCCATTCTTGCTGTTAATGCTTCACGTGCTTGAGCTTCAGCTTTATCGCCGTTTGCTCGGGCGGTTCTTTCTTCTTCCAAGCCTGATAGAGCATTATTAGCTTTTGCTGTGACAGCAGAAATCAGTTGTGCTTGTTGAGCATCAACATTTTGTAACTGTGTAACAGCAGCCCCACGAGCGGTTGCTTCTGCTTGAATTCTTTTCGTTAAATTTACACTTTCTGATTGAATTGCTTTGGTGCGATTATTAGCCTCGTCCTGAATAGCTTTCGCACGAGCTTGTGATTCCGCCATAATTTGCGAAACTGCATTAGCAACAGCGGACTGTCTTAACCCAGCTTCGCCAGCCACAGCTGTATCAATATCTTGCTGCAATGAAGCAATCAAATCTGAACCTAACTGGCTACGAGTAATTTGACCTTCTAACACATTTAGCAAAGTGTCAGGGTTATGATCTGCTTCGCCAAATACGCCTTCTGTAAATTGCCCTTTATTCCCTGCTTTATCTCCACAACGAACAAAGAAATAATAACTTTCGTTTAAATCAATGCCATTGAGAATGTAGCTATTTTGCGGATATGGTAATGCAGCAATTTTTTTAGCATTGCTGATATTATTATCTACACTACGCCAAATTTCGGTGTAATTACCTACGGTTGCCGTTTTTGGTAGATCCCAGTCTAATTGAATAGAGAAATAAAGTGATTTTGTGGTTAAACGGTTGATCGTAAGATTGATTTCAAACGCACGAGTAACAGGATCAGATAATTGACCATTAGCATTTTTAGAGCGAATTTCTGCAACATAACTACCATCCGGTAAATCATCAAAAGTAAGCTCGGTGGTTTCCAAATCTAAATAGGTTTGGTAAAGAACGCCATTGCGATATAGGCGAACTTCATATTTTACAATGCTATTAGATGATGGCGTTTCCCACGTTAATTTCACACCGTTTTCGTTAATGCTTGCTTCCGCATTTGCTACTTTCTGAGCACCACCGGTATGAGCTGTTGTCACAACAGGAATGAAACTCGCACTACCATCAACAATCGACTCTTTTTGCGGTTCGTGTTGGAGAGCGGTAATGGTATAACTGCCGTCGTCATTTTCTGTAATACCAATCGCTCTATAAAGCTGAGTAGAAACGGTTGGTGTTTTTAGTACCCAATCATCCATTGGCTCAAGCCCTGTTGGAACTGTTGCCAATGTAACTACGGCTTTATTTTTGCTATCTACGCTAGAAATTGCCACTTTTACGACTTTCATTTCATCATTGAGGTAGCTCAAATAGCTATTACCTGAAATTTCAATCGGCTGATCAAGCGTAACCACTTTACCATTAACTGCTACAACACGACCGCCAAGCGTTTTGCCTGCGTAATCGTTATCAGCGACTTCGATAATATCCCCAGGTAAATGTAATAAGCCTTGGCGACCAACACTAAATGTAATGGTACATTGTTCTAGTAGTGAAGTGGCTAAAACCCATTTACCCCAACGGTGGGCTTGCCCACGACTTGTTGTGGCGTAAGCGGTCATTTTCCTGACATTGTAGCCGTAACGCTCGATCATTAAATCATCAGCGACATATTCCACCGCCTTTTGATACATATTGCGTTCATCGGCATACTCAACTTCTGCAGCGGTATAAATGGACTTCATTGCTGCATACTGACGAGAGAATTTACCATCGATAACATTTGCTTGGCTATAAGTACAAACGGGATCGGTTGTACGGTCTTGAATCGCAGTGAATTGCGTACCGTTCCATACGGCAATGGAACGAAATACTGATGCCATATCAGAAAGCACGTCATAGGCAGAACGTTGATCGGTCAGCCATAAATTAGCTGTCATTCGTGGTTCTTTGCCACCGTAGCCGTCATCAACCAACTCGTCGCAGTATTTGGCAATTTGGTAGAGCTGGAATTTATCTAAGCCATAATCGCCCACACGTTTCCCTAAGCCAGCCAAAGGGTCGGTTACTAAATCGTAAAACACCCACGCAGGGTTATTTGTCCACGCTTGTTTCCAGTCGCCTTTCCAAAGTGCGGTCGAGTAGGTGCGAGTTTCAGGCTCGTAAGTGCTTGGCACTTTAACCAAACGCCCATAAAGCAAGAAATTCACATTTGGGAAGTTGGGGTTGTAACGTGAATCAGTTTTAATGCCAACCAATGCCATATTTGGATAAGACAATTTAGTGTCAATGATCTCTGTATAGCTGACCCAGTTCGTCGCATTTTGTAAGCGTTGGCTTTTTGAATCGGTGGTTGTTCGTTCCACGGTAATAGTAAAAGGGCGTTCCGGTAAATTATCAATAATATAGCTACGATAGAAGCGTGATGATGATTTACCGTTAATTTCATAGGTCGCACGTGGCAAGCCGTTAATTAAAATACGGAACCAAACCGATGTGCCGTTAGTATCGCCCTGATCGTTCTGCTCATAGAGAGCATTTACGCCCAAAGTTACACGCAAACGAGTAACATCAGGATCGGTAACGGTTCGAGTAATTGGCGTGGTGTATTTCACTTCGGTGCTAACCGATACTTCACGTTCCGACATTTCAAAGCCTTGCAATGGGGATTGGTCTTGTGTTCCTAATGTGAATGACACCTCGGTATTTTTAAAGTTGAAACTGGCTTCATCGTTATCATCAATACCATTTTCATTTTGAATTGGCGTATTGTCAAAATAGGTTGATTTCCATTTGTTTACCGGCCCTTTAATCGGACCTAATGAAATCAAGCCAATCGCACGTAATCGCTGTGCTGATTTAAGACTATCAGGTGCTTCGTGTGGTGTGCGTGCTGAACCTTGTTTTTTACCGCCCATACATACCTCTTAAAAACAGAAAACCGCCTGTAAACAATGCTTACAAGCGGTCAAATTTATTCAGAATTTTGCTAATTATTTAATGTTTCAACATCATCAAAGGTTTCAATCCCTTGTGAAATCAAGACAAGGCTTGTCATCATCTTGCCGTAAAGTAAAGGAATCGGTCTGCCTTGTGGGGTTAAATTTCGGATATTACTAAATGATGTGCTTTGTTTTTTCTCACTTTCGCTAACACCTGAGCTCATTTCAGGTGTTCGAGTTAAAAGGGAAATTGCCCCCGACATCGCAAGTGAAGCACCCATAGCACCAGCCATCATTGCAGCACCTGCCGACCAGCCTAATGGGTTCCACCACGCTACAGCAATCAGAACAACACCAACCACCGCTTGAATAATACCTGCGGCTTTACCAGCTCCGGCAATCACAGGTGTGAAATGAATGGAAGAATTGTCATCAAGAGCAATCATTGGGTTAGTTTGTAGTTGCTCATTGTTTAGATAATTCTTGCCAATCCGTACTTTGTAATAACCATTGCGTAAATGTTCACGCAAACCTTTAATTTGCGTAAGTAGCCCACTCATTAATTCACGGAAGTTACTTACTTCAAGCTCGAACGGCTGATCGCTAAATCGTTTAAGATCGCCATAAAATGTAATTTTTGCCATTGTGAATGTCTCCAAATTGAATGTGTGGATTTAAGCCAAAAGCCGTCATAAGGTACTCGTGCTGATAATCGCCCTTCACTGTGATGAATCATCATCTGGTTACCAAGATAAACACCAGCGTGATTGCCTACCTCTGCCCCTACCTGAATTAAAATGACATCACCAAGCTGAGGTTCTTCATCAAAAGGAATTTTTTCAAATCCGCAACGAGCCAAGCCTTCTTCATACAAATTAGAATGTTCAAACCATTCAAATTCGTAAGTAGATTGTTCGGGTAATTCAATACCAGCCAACATATAACAATCAAGAATGATATTTCTGCAGTCCTGTTTATTGTTTTCAAATTGACGACCAATCAGCGGTTCAATAGGACGGAACTGTTTAATATCGTTATCTACTACCAGCCAAAAATCTAATTGTGTACGAACTTGGCATCGACGATCTGCTATTGATAAGTATGGCAAGCCTTTTTCCAGCACTGAATCAGGGTGAGAATGGACTAGGGCTATAATCTCTCCGAGTTCTGATGTCATAACCCATTCTTCATAATCAATCTCAAAAAAATGTTCAGGATCATCAGCTATATTTGGGCAAGGGTAGAACACTAATTCTCCTTGCTCTAAAACAACAAAACCGCAAGACTCTTGCGGTTCACATTGTTTGGCGTGATCTAGAATTTCTTTTTTTAATCGGTCATCAATTTGCATTTTAATTTCCGTATTGTGTAGTACTAGGGAAACCGCCAAAGGGTAACACTGCATTTTCGCCAAAACGTAACTTACAACCACGAATACAGTGCGAGCATTTGTCTTTTTTACGATCTGCTGTTGGCTTATCAAATTCATCCGCTACCGGTCCACCGGTATAACCACATTGTGCGGAGCGATATTGCCAAATACACACATCAGAAGTAATCATTAGTAGCGGAATTTTGGCGTTATCGGTTTCTGCCGGCGACGCCAGTTCAAAGGTCGCTTGTTCATCATCAAGGCTTTTAAGTTGCTCAATAATGAAGTAACTTACTTCTTCTTGTGTCGGATCAGCTTTACTGTTTTTGTTACCTGTAAAATTACGAGCATCAAGGAATTGAGCATACACCAAGCGGCGAGTGACTTTACCGCCCACACCTTGCCCGAAATTAGCGGCAATCCCTGTAATAATGCCGTACAGGTTGGAAACTGTAAGCGTAGGGCGTGAACTTGGTCCATTGCCTGAAATTTCAAAACCGTCAGCTTTAATCGGGTAGGCTTGATATTCATTGCCTTGCCACCAAATATTCGCACGGCTTTGACTTACACCATTATGGAATCGATATAGTTCACCGCTATCGCCATTGCTGTTGGCAATATGGCGTAAATCAATTTCCCATAGCTCAATCAATGCCCCTTGTTCCAATTTGGGCAATTCTTGAGCCATTTTTGACGGTAGATCTTTTGGCATTACACCACCTCTTCAAATTCACAAGTAAATATTGTGTGTGTTTTTCCCACTTGTCGTGGAAATTTAGTACATACAACCTTTACTAACTCGCCACCAAGAGCTATATCTTTAAAATAAAAGGCACGAACTCCGCCGTGTTCTTTCATAAAATTGCGGAATTGTGCCGATTCTTTGTTTTTTATTTTGTAGGTTACGGAATACTTACGCAGTAGCGTATTAATTCCATCTTCCATTCGTTGCTGATAGCCGTTACCATACTTCAGCACTTTTCGTCGTGGTTCTTCTTCCACTGTGTAACCGGGTTGCGGACACCACGACAGCGTTTTTAATGCCATATTTACCACCTATGAGAGCAAACCACCTGGGCGACGTTGCTTTTTCAATACTTCAAGTACATTAGCCTGAATAGCCATAGCGAGTTCTTTTCCTTGTGCAGCTTTTTGCTCCATTGTAACTTCCTCATTTCCATTGCTATCAATGTTGATCGTAATAGATACTTCATTGCTTTGGGCATTGTTACTATTAAACAAACCATCATAATTACCTGACTTGCCACCGACGTGACCACCATTCGCAAATTTAGGTAAACGACGTTGATTAAGGGCATTAAGAAATCCGACACCATAATGATCGACCGTGCGAGAGGTCATCACAAATTCGTTATTGGATAATCGAGCAAGAATTGAATCGCTTGTACCTGTCCCAGGGCCTTGAACGTGGCCTCCTTTCGCAAAGGCAACACTTGTAATTTGAGAAATGACATTTGCTCCAGCAGCTGCAACTGCTGCCATATTCGCAAATTTCTGTGCTGGAGTAAGTGCAGTTGTATCAGCCATAGCCTGAGCAATAGCCTGTGATAGTTTCACACTAGCTTCGGCAATAGCAAAGGCTTTTGATACGGCAAACATTGCCTTATAAGCGGCTGACTGTTTACCGGCCGACTGTTCAACAGTTGATGTAAGAACATCAAATGCACCACCAAGATCATTAAGTCCTGTCGCATACTCGGACATTTCTTTTTGCCAGCGTTCATTTTCGTAACGCGAAATAATTTGCTGTTTACGTTTCTGAAACTCCTCTTCAGTCATTAATTTCTGATCATAAAATGCTTGAAGTTGGGCTAATTCTCTGGCTTGTTGATTTTTCAAGTCCTGCTCAGAATCATACATGCCACGCACTTGATCTATCGGGCTAATGGCTCGTTGAGATTTATTTTGAGCATAATCAAATTTGAGTTGTTGCTCTGCTATTTGATATTCACTCTCTGTCAGATGACCTGCTTTACGTAATTCCTGAATAGCAGACAATTCATCTTTTAAATTTGCTGAAAGTAGTTTTTCAGGAGCATATTTACCTGCTAACTCTAAACGTTCTTTCGCAAAACGCTGTGTGATGGCTGTTTTAGCTGTTTCATACTCAGTATGAGAAACTACGCCTTTTTTCATATGCTCTTCAAGCCGTTGAAACATTCGTGTTTCTTCGAGATTGATTTCATTTAGCGTTGAACCACTTCTTTTGCGTAAATCATCGTAAAATGAAAGCCAATTTTCACGAGCATTTTCACCACTACCTGGTGGCTTATCTACTTTCGCATTTTCTCTTAACTCAGTTTTAATGGTCTGAATTTGAGTCTCATTTTTGAACATTCCTTGTAGCATAGCTTTGCCGTCAAGGATTTTCTTCAAGGTTTCTTGTGAAAGCCCAATGGCTTTATCTGCCGCATTAGCTGCAGTAATTGTACCTGTGGCAATGCCGATTAAAACCTCGTTATATTTAGCCCCTTCAACACCCAATAATTCATAAAGTCCAGCAAGCACATAGGCTGATTCTGCTTGGCCTTGTTGCTCTAGTTTAGCGACTTCCAATTTTTGAGCTAAAGTAACCGATCTCTCTTGCAATTTTTTCATTGCATCATCGAGATTTAGCGTTTCTCCAGCAGCTTTTTCGGCACTATCACCAATATCATTCAGCGTTGAAGGAATACCGGCTAAAATCCATTCTGTTTCGCTTGCATCGATGCTTAAGAGTTTAAATTTAGCTCTAATATCATCAAGACTTTTTCCACTTGACAACATTGCTCGAGCCAATGCCTCAAGCTGGTTTTCAAGTACAGAGAAATCAATGCTGGCATTTTCTTTCAATAGCTCAATTTGATCGCTTAGTTCGGCAATCTCTTTTTTTACACTATCAGGAATTGGTAAGCCTGTTGTAAACCAGTTAGCTTCTAGGGCTGATATATCAGATTGAAGTTGCTGAATTTGGTTTTTGTAGTTTTCTAATTCTTCCTGTTGTTGGGTAATTTTGAGCGAGAGTGCGGCAGCACTCAACCCCTCATAGCTTTCTTTTAAGCGTTCGTTTGCTCCTGCTGTATCTAGGGCTTTTTGGCGAGCTTGATCTGCTTGACTGCTAAAATACATTAACGCACTTGCTGCAATCATAATCACACCAGCGGGGCCACCAAGTAATGCCATTGCACTCTGTAACCCTCTAGCCGCTGTACTGGCTAAAGTGTTTGCTGCTGCTAAATTGCGTTTGGCTGTTGCCTCTGCTTCCGCCAAAGCAATAATTTGAGCTGCTTGCACTTTCATTTGCTCACGTAAAGCGTAGCGAGTTTTTTCTGATTGAGCTAGCTGAAGCTGTGCGGCAAGACTTGCCATTTCCACTTGTGCAGCAGTCCGCATTGCTGTTGCTTTGGCTAAAATAGCTTGAGCTTCACGAGTATGAGCGATTGCATTTTTCGCACTGTTGTAACCTGTTTGTAAGAGTGTCGCCGAATACTTACTGATATGCCCGATTGCTAATGCTCCAATAAGAGCTCCAGCAACTTTGATCATACTTTCAAGATTTTCAGATACAAAATCAACTCCTTCTGCCAGTTTTTGAGTAACACCGTATGTTGAATCAACCTGTCCAACGAATTGGATCATTGATGTTTCAAGGTTGGTAAAGGACATTGAAAGTGTTTTTACACGCTTTTCAAAATCCGTATCAACGGTATCTTTCGCTTTTTGGAGAGCTTCAATCACTTTCGAGATTTGGAGCTCGCCATTCTTCCCCATATCCTTTAATGCACCAACGCTCACACCTAAACCATCTGCAATAGCTTGTGCTAATGCTGGTGTTTGCTCCATAACAGAATTGAGTTCAGCACCACGTAATTCACCGCTTGCCATTGCCTGACCAAACTGCATTAAAGCAGCTTCTGCAGAAGCAGAACTTGCCCCAGACATTGCAACTGCTTTTGATACTGTTTCTGTCAATTCAGCAACTTGTTTTTGGCTAATTTTGAGAGTATCAGCATTTTTCGCAAATCGTTGGTAAACTTCTGAAGTTGCTCCAACAGCTTGATTTGTGCGTAACGATATATCAAATACCGTATTAGTTGCAGCGACCATTTCATTTTGGCTATCAGTTACTAAACGCATACGGTTTTGCAATTCTGTATAGCTATCCGCATATTTCAATGTTTGTGAGGCTGCAGATACCAAATTGTTTCCTGCCCAGTTGGCAATACTTGAAAATAAGCTGATATTTGCTGTTTTATTAATTGAGGTAGCTGCACGTTCAATATTATTTAAATATTGGGTTGTACGTTCGGAGAATTGTCTTGCTTTGTTTTGTGCGGCAGATAAATTTACTTGAAATTCTCTTGAAAATTTTTGTGATTGATAAGCAGATTTGTTTAGCCCTTGCTGAAATTGGACTGTTTCCAAACTCAAGCTGATATTTAAGTTACCAAGAGAAGCCATATTCCCCCCAATAAAAAAGCCCGCAAATGCGGGCTTCTTTGAAAAATTTAGTTTTATTTAATAATGACGTAGTTTACACGGGCTTTTTCTTTTTCAGCCTTTTCTAAGTCATCATAGTGTCTATTAGTTTGAATAATAGCCTGGACTAAGCGAACAACAAACACAATGGCAAACATACCAAAAAATGTGAGAATATAGGCAAAATCAACAGCAAATAGAAGAAATACTGCACCTAATGCTATCAGCATTATAAAAAAGAATTTTGCCCAAAACTGGATAAAATCACGCATATGCCAATTCTCCTACTTGTTACTAATACTTCGATTATATTGTCTAGTTTTACGCCATGCAATAACTATTTTATCGATTAGCCAGATAAGCCACTGAACCATCATCTTCATCATTTTCAGCACTCTTCTTTTCAGAAAAGAAGGGCATTAAATCGCTAATGGTTGTGGCTTTTTGTTTCGGATCTCGATGAATTGCCGCTAACAGATGTGAAATCTGTGCTGTACGGTAATCTTCTCTCCATAGTCCAAAAGGTTGTTCTTCATAAAATAACATATATTCTTGGAAATGCGATTCAGGCATTTCTTCGATTTCTGCTAATGTTTTACCCAACGCAAGACTGAGTATTAGTTGGAACTTGCGTCGGGTTGTGAGTTTTTTGGTTCTTCTACCATTAATGCACGGCTTAACTCTTCTGATACGGATTTATCTAGGCGGGATAACGCTTCTAAATCGTCCATATTTTCAAAATCAAACAAATTATTATCATCTGCATCACATAAACGTAGAGCAAGGTTTCTGGCTAAGCGATACGGATCGTAAACTTTGCTGAGCTGTTTTACTAACTCTTCAGGATCATCATAGTTTAATTCAATGCCTTGAGCTTCTGCTAGCTCACACATTACTTTTTGCTGGCCATATAAGCTACGGTTCATATCGCCAACATTAAATTCACGAATAAAGTATTCGGAATTACCAATTTTGATTTTCTTCAGTTTTGGCTTATTTTCTGCCAATAGTGATTCACGAGTGCCAATAGTCATTTTTCATCCTCATCAAATTAACAAGACCGCTATACAAGCGGTCTATTTCGGGCAAAATTATGCAATTACAGGTAAATGATAATCACGTTTTGATTTTTTAATCGTAACGCCTGATTCAAATTTACCTTTTACTTCACCGCTCCAGTTCGGGCTAGTTTGAATGAAACCTGTGCCATATAAAGAACCTTGTTTGTTTTTTAATACCATCATCCAAGGGAACGTTTCTTTTGCGAAGAATTTCTTGCGAAGATCTGACTGCATTGCCGTAGCCGGCGCATAAAAGAATGTAAGTTTAATTGAACCATATTCAATTTCACCTGCTTCGGTTTCTGTTCCTTCTGAACACATTGTCGTCACATCTTCTTCGCCTAATGTATCGCCATCGCCTTCAATGTTTTTGATCGCACAGAAGTTTGATGACCATTTCACAACTGCTACTTTTGCTGCTGCGAAATCCGTTGGTCTATCTTGTGATGTCCAATCTACCTCATCAGCAAATGTTAAGACATCTGAAGCAACAGACTTAACAGGATAAAAGCCATCAAGTGAACCTAAGCCGGTGATTTTGACAAAATCGCCTACTTTAGCACCGTGACCAGCGGCGGTAATTGTTGCATTAGGTGTTACCGTACAAGCAGTAATGGCTTTTTCTTGGGTTAAGCCAGTACCAATATAAAATTTTGTTCCCTGAAATGGGGTGGTTTGTGTTGCCATATGGTTATTCTCCGTAAGCAATTTGATAAGTCATCACCCGACGATGTAGTTTAGTGTCGGGTTCGTAATCGCTGAAATCATTCACACGCTCAGCAAAATCAAAGTTTTCTGTTAGGGCAGTAAAAATTGGTTTACGCAAAGCGAAGATGTCATCAGGATTGGGGCTGTAAATGTCAATCTGTACTGTAAAATCATCAAGATCGCCATCTTCTAAAGCAGAATTTGGTGTAATAGTTGGGAATTGATAGACAATTACAGGATATTCCCGATTAGTTTCAGGAATCACTTCATAAAAACAACGCCCTGAAACCAGTGATTTCAGGGCAGAGTAGAGTTCATTTTGAATCAAGAAGCCTCCTTGTGAATTTCGGTGCGGAGCGTATCGGTAATAGCTTTCGCCGCTTGCTGTTTGCTTTGTTCAAAAGCCGGTCGCATAAATGGCTTTGCTCCCATTTTGCTTGTGCCGAACTCTACAAACCGCCAGTAATACGGATCGTTAGGATTGTAAGCCCCACCTCTTCCACTTTTCCCTTTGAAACGGCTAATTTGTTTGTCGGTCAATTTCTTAACCCAAACGATTGTTTCTGTTTTGCCGTTTTTAATTTTGGTTCGGGCGGTAATCGCTTTTTTCAATGTGCCTTTTTTACGATGCGGTACGTTTTCTTGCAATACAGGAGCTTTGGCTCGGGCGGTATTTCGCACTATCGCACCACCTTGTCGCATTGCTTTGACTGCAATCCGATTTGAGGCTTTTTTGCCTAACGATTGCATTTTTTGACCAAGTTCTTTTAAGCCTTCAATCTTAACGTGGAGTGTTGCCATTGGTTAGTTCCTTACAATGCAGTAATAGACTTCGATCAAGTTCCCGCCAGTTCTGGATTGTCACAATCTCAAATAGGCGGTTACCAAATTTCACTCGCATTGTGTGATCAAGGTTCGGCAAGTAACGTAGCCAAATTTGCATCGTAGCCTCACTGTGAATTTGGTTTGCCGAGTTAAGTTCTCGCCCCGAAATCGGTTTAACTTCCGCCCAAGCGGTGTGTAAATCGTGCCATTCGGCAACGACTGCACCATATTCGCTTGGGCGGTTGCGTTGCGTTTGGATAATAATCCGATGACGAAGTTTGCCGATGTTCATACCTTTCCTTATGTAAATTTTTAGGAAAATTTGACCGCTTGTTAGAGCGTGATGAATTTATAGGGTTGAATAATAATCTCGACTGTTGGCGGAATCGCAAAATTCGGTGAGTTATTCGCTTCATTCCAGCCGCTGCGGTTTTCGTACAAGTATGCCGTGAGCATTAATACCGCCATTTTGAGATCTGCCGTCAGAAGCAAGGCATTTGCCGGTGGTTCTTCGGGTAGTTCATCAAAAAGTTGGCGATTAGTCAGATTTTCTACCGTTTTTCGGGCTGAAAGCAGGTAGCCATTGAGCAAATCATCTTCCAAGTCGTGTTCGATACGGCATTGTTGTTTGACTTCTTCTAGGGTAATGTTCATTGCTTTACCTTATAGAAACAGGGAGAATAGTCTTTCTCCCTGCGTAGAGCGATTAGCCTTTACCGGCTAATGATTTTATTGCTGCGGTATCTTCAAGCACACAGTCGAAACGGTGGAATGCCAAGAAACCGACCTGATCAAACTCTGCGTAGCGTTCCACTAAACGGCGTAATGTCATACCCGAGACCCGTCGGATAATGAAACGACTAAAATCACCGAAGTAAGCAAATTTCGCACCGGCAGCAATGTCTGCGATGCCTTGGTCGATAACATATTGCTGACCTAAAATAGTTGCCGGTGCAACACCTGCAATATCAGGCAACCATAATGGGCGTTTTTGACCGTCCACCATTTCTTTTAATGCCTTCAATGTGTTGTCGTTAAACGCAAGACGAGTCGTGTCTAAATTTCGATATGCTGGATCAACTGAGTGAATTAAAGCATTTAAATCTGTCCACGCTACCGCAGTTGCAGCTGCTGCTTGAGTTACACCGGTCACGGCAGCCTGTAAACCTTTCGGTTGTGCCGGTGTACCTAAACCTGTGCCTTGGATTAGATATTTTGCTTCCGCACGACCGATACGTTGAGCGATGCGGCTTGCTAAAAACGCTTCAATATCTACACCGGAATCTTGTAGTAATTCATTCGATACACGGATAATTTTGGAAGAAAGTTTTTTCGCACCCAATTCAGCAGAACCAAATTCCACATCTTGTTCGGTCGCAGCTACGTTTTCACCGATTAATTCACCTTCTTCTGCTGTGCCGTCTGCGGTTGCCCACATAATCGGATGACCATCTGCCGTATTAAGAATTTGAGCTACGCTTGCAATACCGCCATAGGCTTTCATTTTTTCCACAATACGAGCCTGCATTTCTTTTGGCACGGTGTAGCCACCTTTGTTATCAGTACCCGCTGCCTGAGCTCGAAGTTCAGCCATTACCTGCTTTTCTTCTTGAGTTAATTCGCTTAAGCCACGGCGTAGGAATGAATCAAATGCTTGTGAGCGTTTTGCTTCTACATCTAACACAGGATCTTTAACTTGCTCTTCACGTTTTTCTTCTACAAAGAGGGCATCGGTAGAACGTAGCGATTCTTCACGCTCAATTTGTGCCTCTACGCCACCCAGTTCGTGTTTCATTGCGTCCCACTTAGTGCGTTGTTCGTCCGTCCACGTTTTTTCGCCGATTTCGTCATTTAATTGACGCATTTGAACCGCAATATTGCGGCGTTTTTCTTGTAGCTCGTGTAATTTAGCCATTTTTATTTCCTCTTAAATGAAAAAAGCCACAAGAATGTGGCTCGTATTGATAAAATTTGTGTTGGTTTAAGCACTGATTAGACTTAAAAACCGCTCTCGTGCGGCTTTTTGTGAAACGGCTTTTGCGATTGCTCCTGAATTTCTTGCTTCTTTCCACGCTTCAAGGGAGCGTGCCGTGCTGCTGGCTTCTTGGTAAGCCGGATAAGTTACCGGACTGACATCATACAGACGTGAAATTTTGTGGATTTCCCGAATAATGACACCATCTTCATTTTCGTACCAATCATCACCGTTACGAGCGATACGAAACGCAAAGGACGATTGAGTAATGTCGCCCCGTTTTAGTGGGGCGATCACTAAATCACGAATGGTTGGCGTATCAGGGGCGATGATGTCGTATTTTAAGCCTGTTTCATCAACAGAAAGGCTTAATGTACCGGCTTTACTGCGACCTAGAATAAAATTCGGATCGTGATTGAATAAACCTCTTACATCGTCTTCAAGGACATCATCAAAGGCTCCCGGCATAATGATTTCACGGAAACCCCACATTACTTCTGATTTTGAGTTGAATACCGAGCCGTAGCCGATGATATGCGTTGGTTCATTTTCTCGATTTTCAGCTCGTACTTCGCCAGCGTAGGAGCGTTTTTCAATATCACTCATTGCTGTTCTCCTGTTGTTGATTGTGTTGAGATTGTTGGGCTGCATTCACGCTGACTAACATTTCGTCTAAGCCCTCGACTGGGTTCATATCTTCCAGTTGTCGAGCTTCGTTGCGAGACATCCAGCCATCGGTGATGGCGTTGTGGTAGAAAGTGGCTCGCTCAGCTGCTGTGCCACGCATAATGCCGGCAAGGTTAAATTTGACGAAGTAGCCTGCTTTGCGTTCTGCTTCGGTAAAAATTTTACGATTAAGCTCTTGTTCCCAATTTACCACCCACGGCATTACGCTATAGCGGATAAATTGAATGGTTTGCTCGGAAATGTTGGAGAAAGTGGCTTTTTCCAAATCATTGATCATATGAGCAGGTACGTTGAAAATACCGGCAATTTCCGAGCGGTTGAGTTTCATCATCGATAATAATTCGGTATCGACCGGTGAAATTGTTAGGGCTTTATAATCAAGTTCTGCCGGGAGTAAAATGGTTTTGTTTTCTTCGCTACGGAGTTTATTTTGAGCCTCTTGCCACATTGACTTAAAATTAGCCCAAGAACTGCTATTGATAGGTGTTTTTACCGATAAAATCCCTGCCGGTCGTGCGTTGCCGCCAAAAAATCCGCTGGCAAATTTGCGAGCATCTAGCCCTAGACCAATGGTTTCAGCGTGGGTTTGAATAACGGATTTGCCGGTTTTGATCGATGGCCCAAGTGATTTAATGTGAATCATATCATCGGGCGAAATGCTCAATGTTTTGTCGTCATCATAATAGCCGTAAACGTAACGACCGCCATTTTTCAGTAGCTGAACTTTCCACGGTTCAAGTGATTCGAGAGACTGCACCTTGCCATTTTTATTCCGCAGAATGTGAATGTACGCATTACCATACAGTAGCACTGCACTTTGGGCATATTCACGCAATTTGTATGAGGTTTGCCAAAAATTCGGGCTGTCGTGCAGTAAGTAATAAGTTGTGTGATCTCGAGCGGTTTCTACTTTATCGCCGCTTTTGCGTTTAACGTGTAGCGGTAATTGAGCAATAGAGCTGGAAAGAACATATACGCAAGCATAAACCGCTGCGAGTTTCATTGCTAACTCAGGGCTGACAGCTTTTGTTGGTTGCGTGCCGAATAATTCTTCATACGCATTTTCTGCACTTAAGGGGACAGCGGGGTTTTCCAGTGAACGAGTGGTAAAAAGTTTGTCAAAAATCACCGCTTACCTCCCGCACTAATAAGGGCATAGAGCAGCAGGAGTGTTCCGCCAGCCATACAAGCAATAGCCTGTCCATATTGGAGGTACACGCCATAACAAAGCATTGAAAATCCGCCAATACCGATAATATCTGTTAGGAGCGTTTTCATAATTCTAATACCTCATTAGGGAAAAAATTATCGTCCACATTCAACATAATGCGACCGATTGCCATCATTAGGGCGACAGCTCCGTCGATTTTGTTTTCGGGGATTTCTTTAATCGGGCGAACCACATCATCATTACCCGGTACGGTTTTACCGACAACGTTACCGATACACCACGTCATAATCGGGTTGCCGTCGTGATGGAAACGTCCGCTTTCGATAGCAGCCTCCAACTCTTTCATCGGGTCGGAGAGGTTGGTGTAGTTTTGGGTAATGGTTATCGGGTTTAATCCTTCGTCCGCCAAATTATGGCTGATCGCTATTGCTCCGTGAGGGTCAATCGCCACACAAGACACTCTGTGTTGGTGGTTAGTTTCTTTAATGACTTCTTCGATTTCTCGATAATCCACTTCTGCACCGTCCGTTGCAGTTAAATGCCCGCTGTTTACCCATTTTTGATACTTATCTACCACACGTTTTAAGGCCGTGTCGGTGTTGTAAACCGTATCCTCCGGCACAAAAAATTCAGGAGCAATGCAGTAGTAATGACGTTTGCCATCTATCATTCGACTGAATACTTTAACGAGCGAGTTCATATCGAGTTTGCGAGCCATATCTAGCCCTAAATAAACCTCGTCATCTTGGAAATCATTGAGGCTAAGGCTTTCATCTTTGCAGTTTTCCCAACTAACCATATTGAAGAAGCTCTCTTTTGCTGATACCCATACGTTCAGGTGCTTGGTTTTGAAAGTGTTGGTGAGCCGTGCGTTGTTGATCGCTTTGTTTTGTTGGCTAATCAGATAATCACCATAAACCGATACATCAAAATTGGGGTTCGCTTTGCGGAGTACGCTTTCGTCCGTCCAGTCATCATCTTCATCTATGGTGTATATGATGCCGAATAGTTCGTCATTTGGGATTGCTCCGTTAAGTTTTTCAATCACTTCACGGCGTTTGTCGTAACACGGCCCTTCAATGTTGTAACCTGCAGTAGTGATGATGAACATTAACGGCTGTTTTCTTGCTCCCATACCGGTGAGCATTGTGGTGTAGAGTTCATCGTTTTTGTGTTCGTGGTATTCGTCCACAATCGCACAACTTGGCGAAGCACCATCACCCGGTGAGCCGATAAGCGGTTCAAAGCGTGAACCGTCACTTGGACGGTTTAGATTAGAAGCATTTACTTCAATGCCGAAGGTTGAGCAAAGTAGATCGGTTTTCTTACACATTAGGCGTGCCGGGCGGAAAACTTCCCACGCTTGTTTTTCGGTAGTCGCACCTGAATAGACTTCGGCTCCAAATTCGTTGTCCATACAAAACATATACAAGCCGACACCGGCGGAAATTGCTGATTTACCATTTTTTCTTGGCACTTCCACATAAATTTCACGGTAGCGGCGAAGGTTGTTAGATTTTCGTAACCAGCCAAAGGCATTGGCTACGATGAACAGTTGCCACGGTTCAAGTGTGATGTTCTGCCGTTTTAATGCCCATTCGCCTTTGGTGTGCGGTAGATATTGAATGAACTTGCAAGCTTTTTCTGCTTTATCTTCCGCAAAATAATAGGGAAATTCGACCGCTTGTTGGCGTTCAAGATCATCAAGATATTGTTGGCAGGTTTTTACGATGAATCGACAGACAGGAATTTTGCCTGTAACAACATCTTTGGCGTATTTAGTCGCTTTTTTGATATTGTCCGTCATTGTAATAACTCCGCAAATGGGTTGATGTTTTGTTCGTCTGCTTTGCCAGTTAGACGTTGGCGGCTGCTGGGGTCAAGTCCAAGCAGAGATCCAAATGTTGTCATCTGTTTTAGAGCCTCATTCAGTACAGTAAAGGCAGGGTTTTTGGAGAGTCCACCATTGCTGTTTTCAACAAATGTGCCGTATTTATCAATGTCTTTACAGGCTGAATTTCGGTTCTGGTAAGCGATGCAATAGTTGGCTACAACCTCAAGATCCGTTTGAAACAGCACACCTTGAGGCAATAATTCTTTCAAAAGAAAAGCCCACATTCGCTGACCATCTTCATTAAGTTGGGGCGGTGGTGGGCTGTGTTCATTAAATGGGCTAAACTCAGGTTCATTCTGATTTAGCTTTCGTTTTCCGGGGTTGCCTCGACGTTCTTTCACTTTGGTCGGGGTGGGTTTTCGCCCTCGCCCCGGCGTAGTGGCTTTTCCTGTCATTTGGCGTGTACCCTAAATTTTTAATTTTGCGGTTGTAAAAATTGAGTTCAGGGGGCGGTTTCCAAGAGCGTTCGCCCTAGCGATTTTCCTCCCCCCTCCTTGCCAAATTTTTACGCTAACCGTTCTCGTGCGGTTTTCGTTTTATGGCACGAGTAGCACAAACTTTGTAGATTGGATAAATCATCATTACCACCGTGTGCTTTGGCAATGATATGATCCACAGCTGAGGCTGATACATACAAACCTCGCTGCAAACAGGCTTGGCACAAATGCTTATCACGCTCTAATACGATTGCTCTTAGCTTTCGCCACTGTGAGCCGTAGCCACGTTGCGATGATGTTTTACCTTGCTGATGTCGCTGCCAACCATAAGACTTGTGCGTATCACAATAACCACTTGGATCAGTGGTTGTATGTTTGCAGCCTTGCTTGCGACAGGCTTTGGGGATTCTAGCTGGCATAATAAGTTATCGATAACGTTTAGCTTTTACTTTACTTAGCGTAGTGCCTGTATCAGTAAGCACTTCCGCATAATCTGTCTTATAAATGAAAATAGATTGCAGTTCGCCAACCGCGTTATCATCTGGAATTAATACCACCGCAACAGGATCGCCACTTACATTATCTGAACGTACTGTAGTTGCAATCTGCTCAGGGCAAACTTCTTCTTGTCCATCTTCATCGGCATACACAGCAGGTAAGTGAAGAACAGTTTCAAACGGTTTACCTTTATCTTCATCGCGTAAACCTTTCTTGGCTTGCTCGATTGCTGTTTGATACGCCTCTGAATCAGCGTATGCGATGGTCGCCTGTTTAACTTGCGATAACACCACTGCCGAACCCAATTTCAATTTAATAATCATAAGTAATCCTTTTGTTAATAGAACACATTGCTTAGTTATGATCTTGATACAATCAAAAGCATAACTAAGTAATGTAACGCAAATGAAAAGGGAGCTGTTCAGCTCCCATTCTCATTAGCGGTTTAATCCACCAAGTCATTTAAAACCTTGTTTGGTTTGTGCTTGCCATTCTCTAATACGGTCGATTTGATTAGCACACAAGTCACGCTCTCCCATTACTTTGATGAGATACTCGACCGTATCGCCGTAGGTTTTACCGCTAAACTCTGTCCGCTCGCACGGTACTAGGTATGCTGCTGGCGGATATAAATACTCAGTGCTTGTGATTGTTTTGCTGGTGCAGCCGCTTAATACTATCAGCCACGCCATTAGGCAAATCAGTTTTAGCACAACTGTCTTGGGCGAGAATTGACTTAATCTCATTTTGAACAATCTCCACTTTATTTCGCAGCTCATTTGCAATTTTTTGGCTTTTTTCGACCGCTTGTCGCTCTTGCTCGAGCGTATCAGCAAGCCGTTGATTGACTTTTTGTTGCTGTTCGATAGTTTGGGCTTGTATGTGGTTCTCGGCTCTTAAGCTATCTATAATCTGAGACTGACCCCATAACCATACACACAAGCCCAAAATCACAATGGCTATCGTGCCACTAATCCAGTTAAGCATAATGCTTTCTCCTTTTCACGGCGGATAACCAATCCGTTCAACACCTTACCACTGGCACGAATAAAGTCAGGTAGTCGATGACACATCTCCTCAAATTGTTTATTCACTGCGAGTTTATGGATGGTAGTCTGCACATATTGACCTTGTTTATTCCGATAAAATCTCATGTTATAACAACCCATATTAAATACAGCGGACGTCATTCCCGAAAATTGATTATCGTTCATGTCTTTACCATTAAAATGACGATTGACACAACTCTCCGCAATCTTCAAACCTTTTGCCCAACGGTCAGCAATTTCTTTATCCGAATAAAGATGGTATGGGTTAATCTTATCACCACTAAACTCCGTTGAGCCAATGCCAACCGTGATTACATCGGCAGGGCATTTATACGGATCACGTCTGCAACCCTCAGCATTACCGATAATCTCTAATCCAGCTTGGTTAGTGCGGATTTCGGGATGTTGATATTGGACTAATGCAATAATGGCAGCGATACCACAAACGATACCACTGCCATATTTAAGGCTTTTACTCATCACTTAGCCCCTTTCTCAATCTTGCCATTTTCGCTTGATGAAGCTCTTCCGCCCGTTCATCTTCACGCTTACGCCGTTTACCATCTTCACAACGCTGATACAAATTCGCACAAGCTGTAACAATACCAATAGCTAGGCTTAATATCATTAAGTTTTGCTGATCGCTTAACCAAGCAATAAAACCACCAAAGCTAGACCAAATATAGCTTTGCGTCCCCATATCTTTCATATATTTCATACTCCACCTCATTTTTGAGGCAATAAAAAAGCCCCGACTGGAAAACCAATCAGGGCTATAAAAATAGTGTTGCGTAATGCACTTGCACTAATCGCAAGGATTACATAAACGATACACTTTCAGGTGAACCTTGTCAATCTTTTTTGACCACTTGAGCACTACCGCCACAATAATGTCCATCGCAATCACTACTTAAATCTAACGCATACGCACCAACAAAGCATAAACCGACTAAAATATATTTCAACATACAGCACCTCGCCCAAATTTCATGTGTAGAAATCCACCGCTTGATGTTTCACAAGCGGTCAGTTTGAGTTAATTTTTTGCAATTAGAATGTTGGCTGTTTGAATGTTGGGTCAAAGCTTCGAATATGTTTCAGCACTCGCCAGTTGCTGTCGTAGTCATATTGGAAATCTTTGGTTAGTCGATTGATCACTTTGTGGGCATTTCTAGCGGTTGTTGCATATTCAAAACCTTGCCCATAAATATTGCCCGACATATTTGAACCTAATTTTTCAAATGCCGAATAAATATGGCGGAATGTGTGAATACCACGAATGAATGCGAACCACGCCCAAGCGAGATCGAGCAATTCATCTTCGGTAAATTCAAAGGTGTATTTCTTTGGTGGTGGAGCAAGCGGTGCGATTTGCTGATTATTTTGCGAATATTGCCCAGTCTTGCGAATTTGCGGTAACACTTCGGCTGTAACCCATTTTCTGAAACGATGTGGCACTGAACCTTTTTTCACGGCTTCACGACAACGGAGGATTAAGGTGTACATTCCGCTTTCGCTGATGATGTTCATTTCCTGCTGTCCGCCAAGGGTGTTACTTAAAGTTACACCCTTTTCATCATCGTCTAATGCTAGTAGAGCTTTACGATTATTATCAATACCGATAGCATCACATACATCTTTTGCAACGAACCAAGGTTCGCCATTTACTGCGATTACACGGATTGCTGAATTTTCAAAATTGAATGTAGAAAGTTGAGTAGAAGTTTGATTAGTCATCGCTTTATTTCCTTTTGAGAGAAATCCCGATAAATCGGGCGGTCGAGAGCTCAAAACTCGTAAAGCATCGAGCGGAGTTATTTCCTTGCGGTATTGTATTCCTCGCACTCTCGACCATTGTAAAAAATTGTTATTTTTTGACCGCTTGTAAATTGCAGATACAAAAAAATCACGCTGACGGGGTGAATTACCGTGCTTTATAAGGCTTTTGAGACCTTGAAAACATCATAATAAAAAAGCCCCTTGGCTGTCAAGGGGCGATATGGTTATTTCTTTCTTGAGAAATTTTCATCATTTTGACAATATTCTAAACAATCTCGAATTAAGCCACTGATTCTTAGAATATTTTCAGGCCTGTTAATTATAATGTTGTTACCATTGACTTCCAAACCAGCTCGTTGGATTTCTGCCTGGTGGATATCAAGTAGCTCTAATGGTACATTGATACACGGTTGCTGTTTATTATCGAAATATCTCAAAATCCAACGATTAGATTTACCTTGATATAAAACACTAAAATAACTTTCAGTGTCTTTTGCGACTAATTCCGTATTCTCGCCAAGAATTAATACAACATAATCAAACAGCAATCGTTCCGTATATGTAGTAACAATCTTGCTATTTGTTGCATCAATAATTGGAGCTTTTTCGTCAATTTCAGTATTCTCTGTTTCTTTTGGCTCAGGCCCTTGAACTTGGCTTGAAAGTCCAGATACAACCATTGCACTAACCGCTTTCTCTACGGCTTGTTTCACAATCGGTGTTATCGAATCAATAAAACGTTGATTTAATTGTCTACCTACATTAGAGCGACCAGCAACATATCTTACAAATTCTTGATCGACTTCTTTTAAGCTTTCACTAATTGTTTTTGTAAATGCGGATAAATAGACACTTTCTTCGGCTAATGTTCGCAAAGCTTCGGGTTGGAAACGGTCGTGGCAAAATTGGCTTAATTGATTTATTTTGGAATCATCTACATTTTCAAAGTTAATTCTTAAGAATGGAGCTTCATCCATTATGTTTTTATCTTTTAAATCAGTAAAAAAACGCCATTCTCTTCCGTTAGTGACGGCTGCAACTGTTACCTCTGGAGTTGCATTAAAATATCTGGATAACTGCGGAGAATGATTTGTTAAATTTTCATTATACGATTTTGCCTCAATGAACATAACAGGGACATCGTGACAAAATAGAGCATAATCAACTCGTTCACCATTTTTAGCTCCTGGAAAATCAGCACCATATTCAGCTCGTACTTTAGTTGGATCATATGGGTTAAATCCTAGAATATCTAATAATGGAAGAATTAAAGCCTGTTTAGTTGTTTCTTCAGTGGTGCAATGTGAACCTACTTTAATAACGTGTTGAATGTGAGATAACACTCTTTCTTTGAATATATTTTGGCTCATTTTCAAAATCTCCATAGGTAAAAGGAGCTTATACTCTATCGTATTTATTAGAATGAAACCGTGATGTAGATCACATTATTTAAACTACCAACGCCAATTTCAACCCAACTACCACACCCAGCACATACATTTCCGCCTGTGCCAATTCTCGTTTAAAGGTGGAGTGACTGATACCTAATACTTTTTCGATTTGTGTATCAGATACCCTTGCTGCATACCGACCAATCAGCACCTCATATTGTTGAGGCTCTTGCTCTTTAAGTTGCTTGATACAACGGTCAATTTCAAAAATGGATTCGTCAGTTAAACGTAATATGCGGTGGTTGCTTGCCGATACAGCGGGTTTCATACCTGCTGCCACACAGGGAAATTCCGTGCCGAGTCTGCCGTTGGCGGAATAACCCCAAAACCGTAAAATACCTTTAATATCAATTAACATCTAGCCTCTCCTTAATCCTTACAATTACCGCACCGCCTTTTTGATTGCCCTTGTCCTCAAATGTCAGCTTTTTGACATAGTGCCGGGAGTCATCAACAATGACTTTGCTATATACCAACGAATCTAAAATACATTTGCCTAAGTTATCCAAATCCCGATCTCGGTTGTCGGGGAAGTAAACATCACACTCAATTTCAACCTGTCCGATAAATGAGGGTTTCTCTCGGCTTGCAACAAATGTTGCCCATTGATAATCTTTGCCTCGTTTACACACCACTCGTCTTGTTTTGCTTACCCACCGCCAATAGTCGTTTACGCTTGGCGGATAGGGCAGCACTAATTCAACCATCAATTTCTAACGCCCCCAAACCTATCGCTCGGTCTAAAAACTTAATCAACAACTCTAATTGCGAGCCGTAATCTTGCTCAAATTTACCCACATTGCGATGCAATTCATCGTGATGAATACGGCATAGGGCCAGAGTGAATAAATCGTGCTGTTTACTGCCCATTGCTCCGCCATAGCCGATAATATGATGTGGGTCGTCTGCTTGTTGTCCGCAACACATACAAGGTTGTGCTTTTACAAACTGCAACCACTTCCGCCACTCGAACCGCTGTAATTTCGGTTTTGCCATAAATGCCGCCAACGGCTCCGGCTCGACTTTCAGTTTTAACTTTTCAGCCCATTTTTTGAGGTTGGCTCGAGCATTCGGCACATCATCAAAGCCGATATTACTTTCTTTGCTCACACCGCTATTATTCAGTGGTGGATAGCCGAGAAACTGCTGTAATGCGTTGCTGTCTAATTCATCAAGCAAACCTTTGATACTCGCAAACAACACTAAGTCCGCAAATTCAATGACGGTAGCTTGTGTCTTGCGTAAGGTTAAGCGGATTTGTTGGGCGATAAATTTTTCCCAGTTTTCATCCGCCAATGCTTCTAATTTTTCATTGGGGATTTCACCGTCCATTCGCATTTTGTCGTGATGCCAACATAACTGTACTGCACCATTCTCAATATTTGCGATTACTCTTTCTGGGTGACAGTATTTACCATCTCGGCATTGGCACGTCTGAATTGACTTTACAAACCGCATATACGGCAAATCATTACTATATTTGTCACGCTGATTTAACGTTGAACGAACTTTTGCCGATTTAGCAAACTCTGCCAACTCTTTACAAGCGGTCGAATTTGCCGAAAAATGTGCAACCTTGCCTGATTTAACCGTCGCTAAATCGGTCGGTGCAGGTTGCAACAAAGTCCGCTCACCGAAAGCAGCAGGAGATATATCTTTAGGCACTTTGTAAAACACAATACCCACTTCGGTTTGAAAGTAAGGGGTAAGTAGCAAACCTTCCGCCATTATTGCCCCCATTTCTCGGTTTCATCATAGGCTTTCACGAATAGCATAAATACGCCAATACAGATTAAAAAAATCAGTACGCCAATCACTGCACCAATACCAATAAATAGTTCCCAATAATCCATTTTATTTACCCCATTCCTTGATTTTATTAAGTGGCATTTGACGAGTAACCAATCCCTCTATGAACGGATCAAACACAACAATCATCGAGCCTTTATTATTGCCCTGAGCCGGTTTACCTGTTACTGGGTTAATAAATTGTAGTCGTCCTGTACGCCAAGTGCCTTTTTCATCGTGATAGCCTATGATGTCTATAACCTCATTAGCGTGTTGCTGGATAATGGTGTACCATTCTGTAGTCTTATCCGCTGGTAACAGCATTACCACAATATGACCGGCTTTTTTCAGCTCTGCCGCCCGTTGTACAAACGGCAGTGGGTTGCTGTATGGCGGATTCACGAAAATACGCAGTAATTCGCCCCACTCTGCCACACATTCCAAGATCACATCGAGCAAGTTATCTGCCAAGAAATCCTCGGCAATCTGACCACTTAGCGTGTCTTCGTCCAAGCCTTCTGCCGCTTTGCCAATCCAGTAGCTATACAATGCGTTTTTGCCGTTAGAACAACCGTCAATGTGAAACCACGCATAGCGATGATTTAGCCAATTACGCAAATACTTTGGCGTTTGCCAAGTGTCTCTATCAAAATCTGTCATTGTCTAATCCTTACGAAAATGTCGGTACTTTTAGCCGGTCGATACGCTCAACGGCATTTTTAATCTCTTGGCTGATAATCATCGGCAAATCTCGCTCAAGTGGTCGCTTGTTTTTGGTGTTGATAGTGGCGTGGTACATCACTAAATTGCGTTTGTTGGTAAAGTCCAACGCTTTAAACGGATTGCCACTCAATGATTTCTGGAACAATGCTCGTACTTCTTCTACCGTTGGCATAATCAAGCGTTTCTCAAGCTCTGCTGGTGCAACCCACTTACCATTTACGCAAACAGGCTTGCCGTTATCCGCCCAAGCTTTTGATTTAGGCAGATAATCCGCAAAATTCGATTGGCGAAAAATCGTTTTAGGGCAGAGATATTCACGCATTTTTTCATCTCGTCCCCATTTAGCGACAAGGTAGTCCACCACTTGGCAACAGTCCGCCACCGAACTTTCCCGAATGCGTGCAGCGATGTTTTTCACCCAAGGCTTGAGTGAGTAACCCACAGGCTTACGCTCGCCAAGTTGCGCCGCCAGCGTTGCCAAAGCCGAATTGAGATAATTCAATACAACTTCAGCCGGGGCAGGTTCCCCCGTTGGGGGATTAAGGGGGGTAGTATGATCATTATTATTTTTATAATTAGTATTATTATCTGTCGGATTTTTTTCCGAGCTTTCTCGGAAATTTTTCCGAGCTTGGTCGGATTGATTTCCGACACTCGGATTTTTTTCCGACTCTCGGATCGGCTCGAATTTATTCCATGCACATCCTTTTTCCGTCAGACGAACATAATCTTTACCGTCCATTTTGAAGTGGTCGATAATGCCTTTTTCTTTCAACACCTTATATTGGCGGTAAACCGTATCTTCTTTGCTAAAAACCGCAGGTAATTCTTCGCATACTTTGCTAAATGACATCCAGTAATAGGTTATGCCGTCAATAACCACCGCTTTTGCCCAACTGGAGGCTTGATTGATTAAATCGACCAATGCCCCCTGCGTGATGTTGATTTCCCACTCCACTAAGCGGACGTTGTTTATTGTTGATGTGAATCTCATACCGCCACCTTACTGTGATAATATTTGCCGTTCCAATCAGCTTTCATTGGTAACTTACCTTGTAAATAAGCCTCAAAAATCTTAACCGCACCTTTCTCAAGCAAAATTGGCTTGTAGGTAGTCATCTCAATACGCTCTACAGGATCAACCTCAATTCGCTTAAATGATTCCGTTAGATACTTATCCCGAACTTGGCTACACACTCGCCAACAATGCTTTTCTTTGTATAACCAGCCACGAGTTCGCAAATAATCATTAATTTTGTTGCTGTTTACGCCATTCAGCCCTTTCACAAATTGGGCTGGTGTTAAACCAGGTTCAAAGTACGATTTCAGTGCATTGTTCTCTTCGGTCTTTTGCTTGTTCTCTAACTGCAATAACTGATTTTGTTCTGCTTGGTCTGCCGCCAAACGTAACGCTTCCGCATACGTTTGTGGAATATGAGGTGTTTTAGAAGATTGCGGCACTTGCGTTTCCAGCTCTTGCCAGCGGTCGATAATTTTCTTTCTAAGCAAAATATTGTAGCCAGAGATAATTGTCAGCGTTGCTGATTTATCTAGGTAATAGATTGGGTAACTTTGATTATTTTGAGGATTAACCTCATATCGACATATAACTCCGCCAATAGGGGTATGTCCAAAAAGTTCTACACCCTCTTTTCCGCTCCAATCAAGAGATTTAACATTAATTCCTCTCTCCATTTGGATAATAGCACCAACATAAGCCCTAATGTCTCTTAAAACGTGACGATGTTCTTTTTCGCATAACTCTGCTATCTCACGACTACTCATCGTAATGCTTGATTTCTGTTCTGAAATGTTTAATAATTGATTCATCGAAAATACCTTTCGTTGTTTAGTTTTAAAGAGCCACCGTTACAGCGGTGGTTTTTTAATTGTTAAAAACCCACCACGCAAGCAGCATAAAAATTGCCACTCTAATAAAAATTGAATTTTTACTGTGGTAGAATGACTTGAATTTTTCTAAAAAATTTTTCATTGTTGGTAACTTCTATGTTTTCGCTTCTTCGAGATTTATTCGCTTATATCGTTTCTCTTTCAGCTCTAGTAACTCGTCTTTATCCGCAAGCTCAATACTTAAGTAATCAATAATCACCGCCACCATTTCCACATTATCTGCAAATGTACGGCTAAATTGTGATTCACTCAGTCCGATTGCTCTTGCTAGTTTCTTATGCGTCACCGTTGCGGATTTTCGATGAATCAAATCCACAATCGCTCTTGCATTTTTTGTTAATTCATTGCGTGGCATTGCAAGCCTCTTAAGTTAAATTAGTCTTCAGATAAAGACTGAAGAATTTCATCTACTGAAATTTTTCCATTTGTGGCATCAGAGATAGGTTTAATATGCTTAGCTTTAATACCAAATCCACGAACCCAATTACCAACAGTCATTACACTAACTCCGCAGGCTGTTGCTAATTTATCTCTGCCGCCACATAGTTCAATTGCATTACTGATTACTTTATTCATAAAGATTTCCTGATAAAAATTGCAAGAATAATAAATAAATCTTTATATAAAGTAAAGTTTTATTTTGTTGATGTTTTTAAAGTAAACTTTAATAATTCGTTCAAACAAATTGGAGATTTAATATGACTACATTAGGCGAACGCATTGAAAAAGAGATGGATAGAAAAGGGTTAAAGCGAAAAGATATCGCTGAAGCACTTAATATTTCAACAATGGCTGTAGGTGATTTAATTAACAATAAAACTAAAAAACCACGTTATCTTGTTGAAATTGCTGATGTATTAGGTGTTGATGTCAAATGGTTGCAAACCGGAGAAGGAAGCCCTAATACATCTTTAGCTTTAGATGAAGAAGATCAAAAAAGTATTGTGATAGATGTGCTTGATGTAGAAGCAAGTGCAGGCAATGGCTCAACAGGGGATTTGGTTGAAGTAGTCAGTAAACTCTATTATGTACCGTATCAATTTAACCTCTACTTTAGGGGAATGAACCCGGAAAGCATTCGGGTTATCAATATTCGTGGCGATTCAATGTCTCCAACCTTTGCCTCAGGCGATATGATTTTTGTGGATATTAACATTACTACTTTTGATGGTGATGGTGTTTATGTCTTTACCTATAAAAATCATCTGTATGTTAAACGCTTACAAATGGCTGGCGATGCCCTTATCGTTATTTCAGATAATTCAACCTATAAAGAATGGCGAATTACTGAGGAGAATTTTGAACAGCTATACATTCACGGCAAAGTTAAAGTCCACCAAAGCCAACAGTTGAATTTTATTGGGTAGAAAGGAAGTTAAAATGAATAATAAACGCATTAAACCTGAACAGTTTGCGGATTTTATCACGCAACGTACTGGGCGGAATTTAACTTGCCCTATTTGTAATAGCCAAGAACATTATTTACACGATGGCTATGACACTTTTACGGAATTATGCGGAGAGAAAATTATCGGTGTTCCAACCATTCCATACCGAATAGAGCCATCTCCTGATGAAGTTATGAAATTTGCAGCTCCTGAATTTCATTCTTTGCATTTCAATGAACGGGAAGGAACAAAATATTGGTTAGACCAAAAAGCGAGAACAGCCGTTATTGTCACTTGTGTTTGCTGTAATAATATGCTTTTTTTCGACAGAGAGAGAATTTTAGAATGGATTAAGGGCTCACAAAATGAATAGACCAATGATTCAAAATGATCCTAGAGATGCAATCATACTATCCTTACTTGCAAATGCAGTATACGGCGGGCATAATAATTCACAAATTAGTTATCAGGAGACTGAAGAAGTGAATTTAGATGCGCGATTAAGACAAGTTGAAGGCGATGTAAGAGAAATCAAGTCAAATTATTTGACGAAAGAGGCTTTTTATAAAGCTGGTGGCTCTACACTCATTGCATTAGTAGTTACTGCTGGAATTGCATTATGGACAGTATATTCACACCTTGACACCAAAGTTGAAGCTCGATTCTCGAAAATTGATGATAAGTTTGTCCAAGTAGAGACCAATATCAAAAATCTTGATATTCGCCTCACTAAAGTTGAATCTAGATTAGATAATGTCGAACAACGACTAGACAATGTTGAGCAGCGACTAGGCAATATGGAGAAGAAAATAGATGGGGTTGATAATAAACTCGATCTGTTACTACAACAATTCAAAAGATAAAATAATATGTAGAAGATCAAACCTAATCTGACAGTCCCCCGTTTTAAATTACCGTGTCTGTCAGATTAATTTGAGCTTAAATTCTTTTCCACCCAAATCCGTTTTCCATCAAGTAAGGTTGCCATCGGTGTTCTGCCACAGCACATTTTTCCTTGATGTGTTCGATGGTGATTATAATACATTAACCACTCATCTAAATCCGCTTGTAATGTCGTTAAATCCGTATAAATTTTCTTCCTAAATGCCACTTGGTAAAATTCTTGTAAGATTGTTTTATGGAACCGTTCGCAGATGCCGTTAGTCTGCGGATGTTTTACCTTGGTTTTACTGTGTTCAATATCATTTATTGCTAAATAAAGCTCATAATCGTGATTTTCTACCTTGCCACAATATTCACTTCCTCGGTCAGTTAATATGCGTAACATCGGTAAACCTTGGCTTTCAAAGTATGGTAACACTTTATCATTCAGCATATCCGCAGCACTGATAGCGGTCTTCATTGTATAAAGTTTTGCAAACGCCACTTTACTGTAAGTATCAATAAACGTTTGTTGATAAATACGACCCACTCCTTTGAGGTTGCCCACATAGAAAGTATCTTGTGAGCCAAGATAGCCAGGGTGTGCCGTTTCAATTTCACCACAGGCAATCTCATCTTCTTTCTTACGCTCTAAGGCTTGTACCTGTGTTTCACTGAGTATAATACCTTGTTCTGCAACCAGTTTTTCCAGGGCGATTAATCTTTGCTTAAAATTGGCAAGATGATGACGTAACCAAATCGAACGTACACCTCCTGCTGAAACAAAGATGCCTTGTTTACGGAGTTCGTTACTCACTCTTACCTGTCCAAATGCCGGGTTATCAAGAGCAAACTTCACAACAGCTTGCTCTATTGCCTCATCAACACGATTTTTTAAGTTGGGAACGCGTCTATTTTGATTCAGCAATGCTTCAACACCACCTTGCTCAACCGCTTGTTGATAACGATAGAATGTATCTCGGCTCATTCCCATTACTTTGCAGGCTTGAGAAATATTACCCAGTTCTTCTGCTAAATTTAATAAACCGGTCTTGTGTTTAATGAGAGGGTTGTTAGAATAAAACATGAGAGTTTCCTTTTTGTTTAGATTGATTTTTGACACTCATATTCTAAACGGGAAACTCTCACTTTTTAGAGTGAATTGTCAGATCAAGTCTGATCTTCTACAAATAAACCGCCCTCCTGGCGGTTTTCTTTTCTGCTACAAAAAAACACAACAAAAATGTTGCAATACCAACAAAAATGTTGTATTATTTCCTTGCTGTTTTGATAAGGAGGTATCTTATGAAATACAGCGAGTTCCTGAGGTACTTACTTGCTCAAGGTTGCGAAATTGAAAACCATAGGCGAGGCAGTCATCGAAAGGTAACACTAAACGGAAAACAATCGGTTTTTCCTTATCACGGGAGCAAAGAGATTGGTACAGGTTTAGTAAATAAGATTAAGAAAGACTTAGATCTTAAATAACAAAGTCCCTCGAAAGAGGGGCTTTTCTAGGAGTTTATATGTTACGCTACCCAGTTGAAATTACCCCTGATGATAACGGCACATATCTTGTGACTTGCCCTGATATTCCTGAAATGGCAAGCGTAGGTGAGGACTTAGAAGAAGCCCTATTAGAAGCACAAGATGGCTTAGCCACAGCCCTTGAATTCTATTTTGATGATAGACGAGAAATACCAATGCCAAGCCCAATTAAAGAGGGACAACATACGGTTAATCTTACCGTGCTGCAATCAATGAAAGTATTTCTCTTAAATGAAATGATTAAACAAGGTGTACGCAAAGCAGAAATGGCAAGACGATTAGATGTACACTTACCACAGATAGATCGCCTATTAGATTTTAATCATTCCACAAAAGTAGAATTTGTTGAGAAAGCCTATGGTAAGCTAAATCAACACTTTACTATTCTCCCTCACTAATAAAATAACCGCCTACGGGCGGTTTTCTTTTGCCTAAAATCTGCAAAATTCTCTTCAAAAACGACCGCTTGCAACTCAATCTGTTTATTTATTAAGCAATCAAACAACCTTTCTAAAAATAAATTCTTTTTAAAATCAATTATTTATAAAGATATCTTTAAATAAATTCTTATTTATATAAAGTTTTATTTAAATAATACTTTACAATAAATAAAGATTTCTTTATTATACACCCATCAAAACAAACAACGCCACAGACAAAGGGGAAACCAAAATGAACGCACAAACAACGCTAAACAACCACAAAGACTACATTTTATGCGGACGCAAAGAAAAACGCACCAGTGATTTCATCAATGTGTTTGAGGTCTTTGAAAATGAAGCCACGCAAGAGTTTGTGATTGAAAGAGCAATGTTCAGAAATGGCAAGTTAATCGACTGGAACCAAAGCGACAAAATGAACGCTGAGCAAGCTCAACAACTTTGGCAAGCCTACATTCACTAAGAATTTTTATCAAAGCCCTTTACTGAGGGCTTGAATAAAGGTTCTAGACCTAGCCCACATAGCAGGCAATAGCCGAGAGATAAGCAGAGACTGTGGGATGTTCTTTAACAATTTAGTGCTTGTGCGGACGATATTAACAACCTCGAGCAGTTGTAAAGTAATGCTTTATCACTCGGCAAGGTTGGTTAGACCCTGACATACAAATTTGAACGACTTGCCAAACAGAGGTGGCAAGGTTTAGGCAACACACTCGCAAGGTGTGGAGAGCTGAAAAGGCAACACTGGTATCAGTCCTAAGCAATCACGCTTATCTCAAGTTTGAGTAAGTACGGATACAAGCAGCACCCGACGGAATGGCAAAAGCCGGACGGGCGACGGCGTGGGCAGACACGCATTATTCCAAAGCGTATTTAAGAAAGTATGTTCTGGAATATTTAACTAGAGGTAAATTATGAAGGTAAAACAATGCTTATTAATTTTATTTATTATCAACGTCAACCCTATTGGTTTGTTGATCCATAGCTGGGCTTTTAATAATTTTATTAATTATCAATGCAAAGACATCCAAGCAAAGGATAAACATTTGCCAAAAAGCTGTAGCAGCGACCAAATAAAAAATATAGAGCAATGTATAAGTAGGTAGTCCTGGTAGGGCATTAGCCAGTAAATGATCTTGTATATCTATTGGTATATATAGCCAACAGATAATAAAGGACAGAAACCAAGTTGTAATACGCATAACTATGTTATCAAAGTGTTCTTTTATTATAGAAAAGATAGAGGGTATCAATACTTCCCACATTGTAAAGTTCCTGATTTTTAGTGATGAGAGGAGAGGTCTTTAATTATATTCCTGCGAGTGGTGAGAGACAAGCAGGGCTTGCTGTCCGTGGCAAGTATAAAATCACGGACACTGTTTACTACAATCTAGACGTAAGTCGCTCCATTTGCCCACCGTAAAACGTGGGCTTTTTTTACCCGAAAGGACAATCCTATGAACAAAATGAAACAACTTGCCCCATTTGCCTTGCTAATTTTGCTATTAGGCATTGTCGGGCGAATGGATTATGACGACCACATACAAATGCAACGTTACAAATGCGAACGAAATCAAGGCGTTTGGCAAGTGGAAAGCAACGGCAATCAATACTGCGGAGGCAAATATGACACGAAATATTGAAACAGGCGTAGAGATTGTGGCGGTCGGCAAATTGCAGCATTCAACCTATCCACAATACAGCCGCCAAAACGCAATTATGTTGATTAACCGCAAAATTGAGCGGTTCAACGTTGGCAGAGATAAACCGATTTCACTTTATAAGGAGTAATAAAAATGGCAGGAATTAACAAAGTGATTATTGTCGGTCGCCTAGGTAACGACCCGGAACTACGAACAATGCCAAATGGCGATTCAGTCGCCAAAATCAGTGTGGCAACTTCGACCGAATGGACGGATAAAGTATCAGGCGATAAAAAACAAGCCACAGAATGGCATAGCATTATCGCCTTTCGGAATTTAGCTGACATTATTGGCAAATACCTGAAAAAAGGCTCACAAGTCTATGTTGAGGGCAAACTACGCACTCGCAAATGGCAAGCCCAAGACGGCACAGACCGCTGGACGACCGAAATCATCGCCGATCAGCTACAAATGCTCGGTAGCTCAAACAGCGGAAACAGCAATAATAATTGGGCAACCGAACCGGCAGGAAACCCACCGCCAACCAATCCATATAACCACGTAATGACGGATTCAGAATCACGAGATTTTGATGATGATATTCCGTTCTAATAATTTTATTCAAACCCTAATTAGGAGAACCCAAAATGGCAAAAACAAACGTACCTGAATTTTTAGATGAATTAGATTGCGGTATTTTCAAAGACAAGCTCGCAACAGCTCTTTCAGATGTGGCGTTAGGTGTACTAACCCACGATAAAAAGGGTAAGGTAACGGTTGAATTTAGCTTAGACAAAATGGATAGCGACAGCCCATCTGTTCAAATTCAGCACAAATTGAGCTACGTTAAACCAACTAAGCGTGGTAAATCAGCTGAAGAAGATACGACCGCCACACCAATGTATGTTCATAAAGGTGGGGCATTATCTGCTACACCTGAAAAAACAGAAACGGCAGTAAAAGAAAGCCCTAGCGGTTTAAAAGCTCTTTCTAAAGCAGCTGCTTAATTTTCGATAGCCACGTTAATGCGTGGCTTTATTTTTTACTCAAACAAAAGGAACTTAAAATGGACAAAACGACACTTCAACAAATCTCTGCTCTTGCTGTAGCTGCAACTAAAGAGGTTCAAACTGATTTTGGCACAGTAATGTTACCTGAAGGCATTACATTACAATCACTAGAGCATTTCCAAGCTCACCGTAACCAATTTCGTGCAGCGTTTTCAACACAGCGTTTTGGTAGCCTGATTGAATATGCTATCGCCAATTCCCAAGAAAACGCACAATGCTTTATCGACCAAGAGAAAATGAGTGCGGAAATTGTATTTGATATGGGCAACCGAGAACAAGCCGGTCACGCAAAACATCGTGCGAAATTAGCAATGAAGAAAACCGCAGCCTACAAAGCTCTATGCGAAATTAATGGCTCACGCCGCTCACAGCGTGATTTTTCTGATTTCCTCGAAGATTGGGGCGATTACTTAATAGCTTACCACCACGAAGATGAAATCAGTATTAAAAATGCCGTCCAAGCGGTGCGTAAAATGACGATTGACTACGCCCGAAATGAAGAACACGAACTTAGCGATTTTGCTGCTAAAAAATCAGCAATGGAATCGGTGGAAGCTAAATCTACACTGCAACTGCCAACTCATCTTGTATTTACTTGCAATCCATACAATGGCTTAGACACTCGATCATTTACTCTGCGTGTACAGGTGCTAACCGGTAGCGGTGAACCTGTACTAACTGCCCGCTTAGTTCATGCTGAGCAAATTGAAGAGTCTATTGCGACTGAGTTTGCGGAAAAGCTAGCCGATGCACTTAGCGAAACATCAATCAAGGTCAATATCGGTACGATTGCGATCTAGCTTGTAAGTTAGCTTATAAGTTTACTTGTAAGTTTTTAATGAAAATTGACCGCTTGTTGAATACAAGCGGTTATTTCTCGAGGAAAATTCACAATGAAAACAACCCAGCATATTTTAGATGAACGTGAACAACAACACGGCAACTACGACAGTTTCGCCAAGATTTATGGTGGTTTACGCAAAGTCAGCGACTCACACGCAGAAAAGCTCACTTGGCCACAGCAAATCGCCGTTGAGATGATGTTATTCAAAATTGCCCGAATTTTAAATAACGGAGCAAATCATCAAGACAATTATCAAGACATTGCCGGTTATGCAATGTTAGGTGGCGGGCTTTATAACCCGAAAGTGTCAGCAGAAGTTAAAGCATTACCAAAACCATTAACCGATAGTATTTACCCCGAATCACACCTTAATAAAAGCTCTGTTTGGCGGCTGGATTTGGAATTTGAAACCAAAGAAAAGGCGGTTGAGGTTTTGGCAACTTTAACTGGCACAACGTGTAATATGGGTAAAATTGAGGGTGTTTAGCCCTCAGTGCCTGTTATATTCTCTCGTGATTCATCAGGAATCATTGCAGGTAAAGTAAACGTATAGCGTAAAAATAATTGCGTAAATAAACGAAGCTCTTCTAATTCATCTACAGAAAAATCATTGTAAGTATGGGAGGCTTCAGCACTTAATGAACGAATATGTAGTGCGAAATTTTTTAAATCTTTTGTTAGCTTTCCATCATCAAAAAGTTTTTCAATTCGTTTGTTTAATTTAGCTCTAGCATCATTTCCAGCTAATTCACATAATGCTCTTTCGAGCGTGGTGCGATAAGCATTACCGGTCGCTTTAACAAAATGCGGTTTTGCTTTAATTTGAAGGTATAAATCTTCGGCTGTTTTAAGTTCCTCAACAACACTATCTGGTAATTTATCAGGAATGTCGGCTTGTTTCCGGTGATTAGGATAAAAGTTAACTATTCCTGAATAAGCTTCAGATAAATTATAGTAATTTCTACTCATTAATTTATTTCTAAAAGCATCAATTTTAGGCGTGCTATATTCTCTATCATAATCATTGATTTCTATATCGGCAATGATACTACCATCACAGCTGTTACAAGTTGCTAATATAGAAAATAACGACACATTTGAATATTTTTGATTTTCGTAGTGAATTTTAACCTCAAATCCACTTTTTTCAATCCCACAATGTGGGCAACAATGTCCAAAGGTAATCATAATGAATCTCCAAGACCATATTTATTTAATTGATAAGTTTCTAGAAGGGCAAAGACCTGAAACTACTCTGTATACCTATTTTAAAAATCAAGATGCTGAAACACAACATAATTTTGTTGTTGCATTAATAGGTAAGGTAGTCAGCACTCAAAAACTTTACCAGCACGAATTAAGCAAGTAATTTGACAACCGCCCCAAATTCGGATTAAGATAACCGCACTTACAAAACACCAGCGGTTATCCGCACCCGAAAGCATAGCGGTTTTTATGCCTAAAATTTGCAAATCCTCAGATCTGAGGATTTCTCTAAAAGTACAGAACTGTACCTTTCAGAGATCGGGTCGAGAGAGCGAGATACAACACATCAGAATAAGCTCCGCCGACTGGTGTCGGTAAGTTGAGACCCGATCAACCCTACTAAGGTTGTTCGAATAACTTAAATAAACACCAGAGGGCATAAAAATGTCAAATTTAACCATTCTTAACACGGCAATCCGCCAACACGAAAACCTATTCAGCTTAAACGACTTACACCAAGTCAGTGGTAATAGCAAAAACCATCAACCAAGTAATTTTTCACGTTTAGAAACTACCCAAGCCCTTGTTTCCGCTATTCAAGCCGAAGGCACAGCGAACCCAATTAAAACCCTACGAGGCACACAAGGCGGCACATATGCCTGCAAAGAAATCGTGATTGCCTATGCAGCGTGGATCAGCCCACAGTTTCATCTTGTGGTATTGCGAGCGTTCCTTAACCAGTTGGAAAATTTGCAAAAAAATAGCGAAATTCAACCGCTTGCACCACCGCCAAAGAAATACACTTTCGACTTTACCGAAGATGAACTCCAAAGCCTCGTATGGGCTTGGTTCGCTTTCGTGCGTGGCATTCATACTTTCCGCTATATCTACCCGATGTTTCAAAAACTCGGCTCAAATATGGCGGGCACAATTTACGGACAGGGTTTTGAATATAGCCACACCGCACAATCGGCACATAAAATTCTTGAACGTATCACCAAAGACTTTGATTGCGACCCGATGACAAACTGGCGAGTACTCAAACACCTTCGTGGTTTCGATCCGTCATTTAAAAAGCCAACGTTCTAATCACAAAAAATCATAAAACCGACCGCTTGTGAAACATCAAGCGGCGGATTTCTACACCCAAATTTTGAGGATTAGACGATGAAATACGCAAAAATCATTCTATTTTTAACCGCCTTTGCAGTTGCTGCCGACCATTTAGAGTTAGGTAATGATTGCGATGGCAAAATTTGTACAGCTCAACGCTAACTAACCCAACCGCTTGTTCCGCAAGCGGTTATTTTTTGGAGGATAATGTGGAAACATTAAGCATTAAACAGGTAGCAAATATCCTTAATGTATCCTATTGGACTGTTTTCAACAATCGCCATAGATGGGGATTTTACCAAATGGATGGCTCCCGGTTATGGCGAGTTGATAAATCAAATCTTGATTTGTTGAAAAAACGATCTAATAATGACCGTGGGCTTGCTCTATCGGTCGGAGAGGAAAAATTATGCCGATCAGAAAAAGAGGTGACGTCTATTACATTGACCTCTACACCCCTAGTGGAGAAAGAATTAGACGCACTATTAAAACAACTGTAAAAAAAGAAGCTCAGCAATACCACGATAAATTAAAAGCTCAGCTGTGGCAAATTGATAAGCTAGATCAAAAACCTGATTACCTCTTTGAAAACGCATTGGTTTTATTTCTAAAAGATGCGGAGGGAAAAGAGGATACATCAACCAAAAAACGGCACGCAATTTATTATCGAAATATTTTTGCTGGTCGAATACTAAGTTCTTTAACAAGTGATGAAATACTGGAGGCGATTCCAGAAAGGCATATGTTAAAAGGTACGCCATTGACAAATTCTACTAAGAATAAATATAGAACGTCGATAATGCGAATTTTAAAATTAGCTTATCAGGCAGGATATATTGATAAAATGCCGTTTATCCCTAAAAAGAAAGAGCCTCCAATTCGTGTTCGTTGGATTACCAAAGAACAAGCCAAGCAGTTTATTAATAATATTAGTACTGATTGGATGAAAACTATCTGCTCTTTTGCTTTATTAACAGGAGCAAGGCGAACAGAAATACTTTCTATGACTTGGGATAAAATAGATTTTATCCGTAAAGTAGCGATTGTTTCAAATGATATTGCCAAATCGGAAAAAGCGAGATCGCTTTTACTTAATGATGATGCACTTGAATTACTACAAAAGCAGAGAGGGAAAAATCCTAAATATGTTTTTGTAGGAAGTAAAGGGCAGGCATTACAAGATATCAACCGCAAAATATTTAACAAAGCGACTGAAAAATGTTTATTGGTTGATTTTCATTTCCATGATTTAAGGCATACTTGGGCCAGTTGGCACGTTCAGGCCGGCACACCATTATTTACCTTAAAAGAATTGGGTGGCTGGGAAACATTAGAGATGGTAAAGAAATATGCCCATCTTAATGCAGACCATTTACTCAACCACGCTAACTCAGTTAAATTCTAG